AGCAGGGCGTTCAGGGTCCGCAGGGTGAGCCGGGCGCGGACGGGCTGCGGTGGCGCGGCGCGTACTCGCAGGGTCAGCGGTACGAGGTCGGCGACATCGTCGGGTATGAGGGCGGCGCGTTCGTGTGTGTGGCGGCGACGATGCAGTCGCCCGTGACAGGCTCGGGATGGCAGGTGCTCGCCGAGGCAGGCAAGACGGGATCGCGTGGACCGAAGGGCGAGCGAGGCGCGGACGGCACATCGGCAACGCTCGCGGACGGCGACTACGGCGACATCACGGTCAGCGGCAGCGGTCTCGTGTGGACGATCGACGACGGCACGATCACGCCTGCGAAACTCTCCACGGGCGGTCCTCAGTGGTCGAGCAACGGTGCATTAGTCGTCAATATCGGCGCAACCTCACTCCCCGTCGATGCGCTAACGGTGAAGAGTGAGGCGGATGGAGCACAGGCTGCTCCTGATCTCGTGCTGACGAGGCTTAGTGCAACGCCTGCGAACAACGACACGCTCGGTCGCATCCGCTTCCGTGGAAACGACAGCCTCAGCAACGAGGAAACCTACGCGAACATCCACGCGCAGATCAGCGATGTCACAGCAGGCTCGATCGACGGGCAACTGACCTTTTCGGTGATTGCCAACAGCATTGAAACTAATCGAGTGGCAATTACCGAGGAGGCAACTGCGACGAGCACGACAGCAGCGTCAGTCGTGATTACGGGTGGCATCGGTGTTAGCGGTGCAGCGTTTATTGGTGGCACAGGCAGCGTTGCGGGTGTGTTGACAGTGTCGAATACGACCGAGACTTCATCGACGAGCACGGGCGCGATCGTCTGCTCGGGCGGCATTGCAGCAGCGAAGGCGGTGCGAGTCGGCAGCACACAGGCGAGCACAAGCAACACCACGGGTGCGTTGATCGTGAGCGGTGGCGGCGGCTTCGCAAAGGACTGCACGGTCAGCGGCATCACGGTCGGCACAGCCAGCGCAAGCGCACCTGATCCGACGACATGCGCTGCACTCGGTCAGTCTGCGCTCTCGGGCAACAACAAGAACATCTGCGTCGGTGTCGGTCAGAACGCAGGACTCAACAACACAGGCTCCCAGATCGTGGCGATCGGCTACAACGCGCTGAACGGCAACACGGCGACCTCGTGCATGGGCATCGGTCCCGGCGCACTCTTCTCGAACACAGGCTCATCGTGTGTCGGTGTCGGCGCGGACGCGCTGTACGACAACGATGGCACCTTCTGCACGGGCGTGGGCTACTTCGCTGGCGGCGACAGGAACGACGGCACCGCCAACACGATGATCGGATATCAGGCGGGCGATGTCCTGACGACAGGCAACAACAATGTCTTCATCGGCAACAACGCAGGAGGCACAGCGACGAGTGCCGATCAGAATGTCATCCTCGGCTCGCAGTCAACCGTCGGCACGGCGACCGACGACAACTGCATCGTCATCGGATACAACCGCACAGGATCAGGCTCGAATACCACGCTGATCAACTCGACGACGACCACGCAGACCACGGTGGACGGGACGACATCGAGCACGCTGATCGTGAGCGGTCAGAACCTGCGGCTCGTGACCCAGCGCACCATCGCGACAACAGGTACGACGGGAATCAAGGGCGACATCTGCCACGACGAGAACTACATCTATGTCTGCACGGCAACGAACACATGGAAGCGAGTGGCGATAGCAACATGGTGAACCCACGCGAAACACCAGAGCGAGCGGAGTTCTTCGTCGAGGCGACGCAGGCGGCGGTTGAGCGCATCGCTGAACTGACGCACGAGATGCCGAGCGAGTACACGCGGTCGTGCATGGACCGTCAGGTGCGTCACATCGACATCATGTTTGAGTCTGCCTTCATCATCGCGCATGCAGGTGAGGATCAGGCTGCGGCTTGGGCGGACGCTGCCGCTCGTGGTCGCGCATGGCTGGAGGTGAACGATGCATGAAGACTATCAACCGAGCGCACAGGCGGCGTGCCTCATCGTACAGCACCTTGACAGCATGGCACGCGAGATCGAGGGCGTGCTCAACGCAGGATCGGTGGACGAGATCGCACGGCTCGCACCGCTCGCAGAGCATATCGAGCAGACCATGATGAAGCCGTATGTGTACCGCTACAGCACGACAATACAACGCGACAACTGGATGCGAGCAGCGCAGGCGGCGCGGGTCGCGCTTGGGGACCGCGACTGATGTGCGGAGTCTGCAAGAGCGCAGCGCAACCGCGACTGCACTGGCTGGACTGGCGTGCCGAGCGTCAGGTGGTGCGCTACGCGGGAAAGCAGGAGTCGTTCGCCGACCTTGAGTCCGCGCTGATGGAGCAGTTCAGCACGCAACTCGAACGGGAACTGCGGCGCATGAACGACGAGGCGGCACGCGCATACGCGCAGTCGATCCGCACAGGCGACGGCGATGCCATGCGAGCACTTCAAGCAGCGCAGCGTGCAGTCATCACGACCCGCCCAGAGATCGCGGCGCAGATCGCCGAGGTCGGGCGCGAGTACACGAGGCTCATCGTGAACGCAGGCTTCGAGGCGGGAGCGCAGGGCTTCTTCGAGGTGTCGGGCGAGCCGAGCCGCAGCGTGATCGCCGCGACCGCCCGTGCATCGCAGCGCATGGCTGACAGCGTCACGCGCACGCAGGCACGGCTGATCGGCAACGCCATCCGCACGGGTGTCGAGGAGGACTTGACGAGCCGCGAGGTGCAGCAACTGCTACGGGCAGGCGGACTCGACGCGACCAGAGCGCAGGCGATCGCACGCACCGAGACCGCACGCGCATACAGCGACGGGCAGATCGCCGCATGGGGCGACACGGACGGCATCGTCACGGGCAAGACATGGCTCGTCTCGCCGTTCGCGTGCGAGTTCTGCGATGCGGCTGCGATCGAGTTCGGCGACAAGGCGATCCCGCTCGATCAGGACTTCTACCCGCTCGGCTCCCAGATCATCGGCGAGAGCGGTAAGTCGCTCACCATAGGATTCGAGGCAGTCTCTGGTCCGCCACTGCACCCGAACTGTCGGTGCAGTATCGACGCGGCACTGGAGGAACTGCCAGAGGGCGACGGCGAAGGCATATTCGAGGTCACAGTCACATGATGCACCACAAGACACTAGATGCGGCATACAGCAGCGAGGACGGCACCAAGTTCGTCGCCACCATTACCACCGACACGATCGACCGCGATGGCGAGGTCGTCATCCCGGCAGGCATGAACAGCAAGCAGTACGAGCGGAACCCCGTGCTCCTGTACGCGCACGACCCCAAGATGCCGATCGGCAAGATGGAGACGCTGCGACGCGGCGACGGCAAGATCGAGGCGGACTTCCGACTCGCGCCTCGACCAGAGCAGCACGAGGGCGAGTGGCTGCCCGACACGGTCGGTGCGCTGATGAGGTTCGGCGCACTGCGCGGCGTGTCGATCGGATTCCACGCGCAGGCGAACGGCATGCGGTCGGCAAGCAAGGCGGATGTCGAGCGGTACGGGGACGGCGTGAAGCGCGTGTTCTCGAAGTGGAACCTGCTCGAAGTCTCGGTCGTGAGTGTGCCCGCGAATCAGGAAGCACTCGTCACGGCGATCCAGAAGGGCGTGGCGACGGCGGCGGCGGTCAAGGCTCTCGGCATTGAGCCAAGTATCGACCAGACAGCGCAGCCCGAGCGAACCATGCACAGGGTCATCGTGAGCGTGCCAGCGGTCGGCATCGACGATGTGCGGCACGCTGCTCGCGTGGCGATGGCGAAGGCTCGCGGACGGTTCCGCTTCTGACCCTGCTATAGTTCGACAAACGGTGACTCGAACCGATGCGCGGACAGCGCGAGCGGGTGAGTCGGACGAAGGGTCAATCACAACACGCACACAACGCAGCATCCGCTGCGTGGAGATCACAATGCTCAAGACCATCACGGTCGAGGAGTTGCAGAAGCATCTGCAGTCACTCGCCAATCAGGTCGGCGCGAAGCGATACGAGGCAGCCAAGAATCTGATCTTGGAAGGTCTCGTCATCGTGGACGCTGAGGGCAACCCCGTCGATCCCGACAACATCGAATACAAGGTCACACTGCAGCCTGCTGCAGCAAGTGAAGAGGACGCGATGAAGCCCGAGGACGAGGAGAAGCCACAGGAGCCGAAGATGGCAGACGACGAGGAGGACGAAGAGAAGTCCGCTAAGTCGCTTGTCGTCGAGGCTGTCAAGGCACTCAAGGCGGAGACGCAGGTCTCCGCATCTCACCCAATCGCAACAAAGGAAACTCAACTTATGGACATCTCTCAACCGCTTGCTCGGAGCAAGCACTTTCAGACAAGCGAGGAAGCCTACGGCTTCGGTCGTTTCGTTCTCGCATGTCGCGGGCACATCAAGTCCCGCGACTGGTGTGTCGAGAAGGGGCTCATCACGAAGGATCATCTGTCGGGCAACAACACGCTCGGCGGCTACCTCGTGCCTGACCAGTTCAACAACACGCTCATCAACCTGCGCGAGTCGTTCGGCATCTTCCGCCAGAACGCCAATGTGCTCAGCATGGAGCGCGATGTACTGCAGGTGCCGCGTCGCATCTCGGCTCTGACCGCGTCCTTCGTGGGCGAGGCATCAGCCGCGAGCGAAACGCAGCAGAACTTCGACCTCGTGACGCTCGTCGCCAAGAAGTCGGTCGTGCTCACCCAGATCAGCGGCGAACTCGCCGAGGACAATGTGGTGAACCTCGCCGATCAGATCGCAGGCGAGATGGCGTACGCGCAGTCCAAGTTGGAGGACCAGTGCGGCTTCATCGGTGATGGCACATCGACCTACGGTGGAATCGTCGGACTGGCGAGCGCGGTCGGATCGGCAGGCACCAAGACCTCCTCGGTCGCCATGACTGCGATCACCCTCGCAGACATCCGCGACGCTATGGGACTTCTCCCACAGTACGCGGACAACGCGAACACCAAGTTCTACATGCACCGCACCGTGTTCAACTCGCTCTGCCAGCGTCTTGCTGAAAGCGCAGGCGGCGCGTCGGTTGTGGAACTCGGCGATGGAGCAAACAAACTCCGCTTCCTCGGGTATCCAGTCGTTCTCGCGCAAGCGATGAACAATGTCACCGGGTCGGGCGCAGTCATGTTCCACTTCGGCGATCTTCGTCAGGCAGCACTGCTCGGCGACCGCAAGCAGAACCAGATCGCGTTCAGCGACTCGGCATCCTCGTCCTTCGAGGCTGATCTCGTCACCGTGCGCGGCATCTCTCGGTTCGACATCGTCAACGCGAATGTCGGATCATCGACTGAGAAGGGCTCGATCGTCACACTCAAGGCAGGCGCCTAATCACGAAAGGACAATGAACCCATGTTTTCACTTCAAGGCGTAAAGCATCAGAATCTCGTCTCACCGCAGAGCGTTGCAAGCGATGCCACCGTGACGAGCATCAACATCGACACAAAGGGCTTCAGCGAACTGCAGATTTGTGTGATGCGCCAGACGCACGCTACGGCGGGCTTCTCGGCTCTCACGATTCAGCAGTCGGACGATACGGTCGCGAGCAACTTCGCAACCGTCACTGGTCTCGTGGCTGGCACGGATTACACCGTGGCAAACGCGATCGGCGGAGCAAACACGAGCGTCACGAATGTGTCGTTCGTTGCGAATGTCGATCTTCGTGGCAAGAAGCGGTACTTCCGCATCCTCATCACACCTGCATCTGCTACCGCAATCTGTTCGAGTCATGCGATCCTCGCACGAGGTTCACAGAGCGCACTCGACTCGGCGGCTGGCGCAGCGTCGTTCGTCCAGACTCCAGACTGATCTCGCATCAGTTCCACCATTTTCAGCACGCCCGATCCGCAAGGGTCGGGCGTGTCTGTTTTCGGGGTGTACTATGCGCGGCATGAAGATCGACATCGGTTGCGGACCGCAACGCTACGAGGGCTACACGCCGCACGACTGGACTCTGGAGCATGATGCTCGTGTGCTGCCATACGAGGACAACAGCCTCGAAGAGATACGCGCATCGCATGTGCTCGAACACTTGCCGCGAACCGATGTCGAGGAGACGCTGCGGCACTGGGTGAGCAAGATCAAGCCGGGCGGCATCCTGCGGATCGCCGTGCCTGACTTCGACGAGATCGTGCGGCTCGCTGCGCTCGACCGTGACAGCGAGGACCAGTCGAAGCCGCCGTTCCCGTGGGAGGCGTACATCATGGGCGGACAGACGACCCCGTACGACTCGCACCGCACACTCTGGAACTACCCGAAACTCAAAGCGGCAATGGAGCAGCAAGGGCTGGTCGACATTACAGAGTGGAAGAACGACTACTCGGGCAGCGACAACAAGATGCGCGAATGCAGCGACCATGTCTTCTCGCTGAACCTCGCAGGGCGCAAGCCCGGCAACACCGTCTTCGACGCTCCTCCGCCGAAGTACAGCGACATGAGGGCGGTGATGACGATGCCGAGGCTCGCGTGGACGGACAACATGTTCTGCGTGTCGCAGTCGTGCATGCAGTTGGGCATACAGGTGCAGAACTCGATCGGCGTGTTCTACGGGCAGGGCATTCAGCGCGTGCTCGAAGCGTGCGCGGCGTGCGACGACCTCAAGTGGGCACTGACGATCGACTACGACTCGATCTTCGACTGGAGGGACATCGTGTGCCTGCGTCAGATTGCGGAGGATGCAGGACTGGACGCGATCGCGCCGATGCAGGCGGGACGCGAGCGCAATGTCGCGCTGTTCAACACGGTCGCTGAGGACGGGACCGTTCAGCCTGCAAAGGCGGAGGACTTGGCGAAGCCGTGGTTCCCCGTCTCGACGATGCACTTCGGTCTCACGCTCATCAGGCTCGAAACGCTCCGCAAGATGGAGAAGCCGTGGTTCAAGAGCGAACCCGCGCCCGATGGGACATGGAACGACGGTCGCATGGACGACGACATCTACTTCTGGCGCAGGGCGAAGGAGCACGGGTGGACGATCGGCATCTCGCCGAAGGTCCACATCGGACACATCGAGTGCATGATCTCGTGGGTGACTCCCGACAAAGGCAAGGAGTACCAGTCGATGTTCTCGTGGCTTCGTGGTGGCAAGCCGTGGTATGTCCGCAACCGCGAGAAGGTCTGGCGGATGCCGACCTCGCTGCGACCGCCTGAAGCACAGGGATAGGATTCGGCATGGCAGTCGGCACCTACGCGCTCATCACCCTGCAGGAGTTGAAGGATCACCTCGGAATCACGAGTTCGAGCGACGACACGGTGCTGGAGCGTGCGATTGACCGTGCGACCGCTCGCATCGAGTCGTACATGGGGCGCAATGTTCTGACACGCTCCTACGCGGAGTGGTACGGCGGGAACAAGGTGCGAGCGATCCGCACAAAGCAGTATCCGATCAACTCCGTGACGGGCGTGTTCACGGGCATCCGCACGGCGTTCACGGTGTCGAGCACGGTGTCGAGCGATCTCCGCGTCACGGTCAGCGTGAACAGCGAGGCGGTCGGGACAGGTGCGCCGGGTCTCGTCATCTCGCGGACGACCAGCGGCGGCGTGACGACCACGACTACGCTCGCGTTCTCAACCTACCCCGATGTGACTTCACTGGTGGCAGCGATCAATGCGCTGACGGGCGTGTCGGCGAGCGTGGTCTTCGCCTGCCGTACGGCGCAACTGCATCCGCGTGCGGGTGGCGACTGCCTGTCTGGGACGGTCAACATCCACTGCGCCGAGGTCGGTGCGGAGTATGTGTACGAGAGCGATACGGGCATCGTGCACATCCAGTCGGACGCGTTCCCGCTCGGCGACACCTACCTCGCTCGGTTCCCTGCGGCGTACCAGTCGGTCCTGATCGAGTACACGGCGGGCTACACGACAACGCCTGACGATCTCAAAGAGGCGTGCTGCGAGGTCGCCGCGATGCTGTACCAGACCCGCAAGCAGGATCGGAGCCTGTCGAGCGAAAGTCTCGGCGACTACTCGTACAGCAGGGCGACGATGGCAGAGGTGAACGAGATGCTCGCCTCGCTGCTGAACGAGTACCGGGAGGTCGTTTGAGCAACATACGAGCGTCGATCGACCGCTTCGGCGTGTCTGTCACTCCGTTCACCCTGACCGACAGTACGGTGGACGCAGGCGGCGCAGTGATCCGATCGTGGGCGGCTGGGACGGAGTTCACGATGTTCCTGCAGCCTGCGATGCCGAGGGAGTCCGTGGTCGCAGGTGCGCGTCGCGCCTCGCTCGACGCTCGCGGGTACTGCGACATCTCGGTCACGCTAACGACGGGTATGCGAATCTCCTTTTCGAGCAAGACCTACGAGGTGCTCGGCTTCTACACTCCAGACTTCCGCGCCACACCTGATCGGCTCGCGTACCAGATCGTGTCGCTGCAGACCGTGGAGGGCTTGGCGTGAAAGCGAAGCACAACTTCAACTCGGCGCACTTCGCACAGTACATCGCGGCTGACTTGCAGCGGTCTGCAAACACTCTCATCCTGCAGTATCAGAAGAACCTCAAGAGAACCCTGAGCATTGCAGGCACGGGCAAGTTGTATCGGGGCGGCAGACAGCGCAAGGGATCGCTGCGGAGACGATCGGTTCCGGGCGCACCGCCAGCGGTCGATACTGGCGAACTCCGCCGAAGCGTGCAGTCGCAGCCGACACTGACATCCAAGCGGAGCAGCCTGATTCGGTTCGTGATCGCGGGAGTCAAGAAGTACGGCTTCATGCTCGATGCAGGCACTGGGCGCATCGCTGCTCGACCGTGGATTGCCAGGAGCGCGGACCCTGTCCGAGCGGTCGCTGCATCGGTCGTTCAGAGAAGTCTCAACAAAGCCATCCGCACCTACAGACCCCCAAGCCCACGATGAGCCAGATCGTCCTCACAAGCCTCTACAACAAACTCATCAGCGACACAGGCGCAGGCACGGTCTACACGATCGTCGGCGGTCGCATCTACCAGATCGAGGCACCGCAGGGCGTGACGCTTCCGTGCCTCGTGTTCAGCATCAGCGGCAACGAGACCGAGATCTTCATGGGCACGTCGGTGAAGTCGCGGCAGGAGATGACCGCGACCTTCGTGTTCTTCTTCAAGCCTGACTCAGCCGCCGCTGTTGCTACCGCGATGACTGCTGAGGCCGCGCTCTTCACGCTCCTGAACCGACAGTCGCTGCCTCCTTCGGATGCCACATATACTTCCATCGACTCGTATGTCTTGACACGCGGCGTGCCTGACATCGGCGAGGACTTCATCACGGTCGAAACCACCTACCGCATCATCGCAATCAAGGACACCTAATCATGGCAGCAATCAGCGGCGCAAACGGCAATGTCTCGTTCACAGGCGCGGTCGGACTCATCAAGTCGTGGACTGCAAATGTCGCTCCGTCAGAGATCGACATCAGTGCGTTCGGCAGCGTCGGCAAGCAACGAATGCACGGCATCCTCGACATCACGGGGACGATCGTGGCGACGATGGACAGCAGCAGCAGCCCAGTGTCGTCCTCTGCGTGGTTCATTCAGAGTGCAGCAGGCGCGACATGCACGCTCAAGGCGGAGGACGGAAACTCGCTCGCGTTCAACGCGCTGATCCGCTCGGCTGACATCTCGGTCGATGTCAACGGCGAGGCGACCGTCACCTACAACTATCAACTCAACGCGCCGACCAACGCGACGAACTACGCTTCCTGCGTGACGGTGGCTTGGACATGATCGACTTCTTCGCCAAGCGCGAGACCCCAGACGACTGGCGTGTCGAGTGGGTCAAGGGCGGCGAAGCGGACGGTCGATGGGTGCAGGGCGACATCACGCGGCAGGCAGCGATCGAGGCGGCACTCCGCACAGCGGACATCTTTGACAAGAGCACGGTCTCCTGCGTTACCATCCGCAGACGCAAGGAGATCACGAGATGGACAAAGCCCACAAGACGCGCATGGTGAAGATCGGGCGGCACACGCTGTCGCTGCTCTCGGCTCGGGACTTCATGGAGATCGGCGAGGCACGATGGCACTCGATCTCGCAGCGCACTCTGGAGATGCTGACCGACTCACGAGCCGAGCCTGCACAGCGGGTCGAGCAAATGAAGGCGGTCTACGACCTGCGCGACCGCACGACCACGCTCGCGCTGCAGCACGCGGCGACGATCGAGGGCGCGTTCGATGTCATCGAGCACGCATGCCAGAAGGTCAAGATCGATCCGAGCGAGGACTTGGCAGCGATGCAGCCCGAGGCGGTTATCCGTGCTGCGCTCTCGCTCCTGTCGGTCGATGTGGACGGGGAGACCGACTCGGGAAACGCGTGAAGGCGACGAGCGACACGGACTGGTACGCGCTCGCCGCCTTCATCTGCAAGTATGCGCCGGGCTTCGGCGACCCGCTCGACATGCCGCTCGACCGCCTGATCGCCACGGCGGATGCGGTGTCTGCGATGGTCAAGCGCGAGGCGGACGCGATGGGCAAGGGCATAGGATGATGACATGAGCATGGGCGGCGGCAATCCTGCAATCGAGATCAGCGTCACGGCTCGCATCGACGAGTTGGAGCAAGGACTGAAGGCAGCGCAGGCAAAGGTCGATGGCACGGTCGGTCCGATGGGGAAGGCTGGCGAGAGGGCTGGCATCGAGTACTCTCGACAGTTCAGCGCGATTCTTTCACGAGGAGTCGGTGCTCTCTCTATTGCAAAAGTGCTCAGTAGCAGTTTGGAAGAAGCCTCAAAAACATTTCTAGCAGGCGGGTCACTTGATCAGACGGCTGAGTCTTTCGTGAACGGACTGGCTGATGCCTTCAAGCGGCTACCGATCGTCGGTCCGCTGACGCAGGCTCTCGAAAACTTTACGAACGGTGTGCTGGATCGGTTGTTTGATGATGGTGCACGATTCAATACCGCTAGAGATAGGTTCATTGAGCAGATTCAGGGGTCGGTTGAGGGTGTTGCTGAAAGAACGACCGCTCTGAAGCAGCAGGCGAAAGACATCGCGCAGGATCGGTTCCTTGCACGATTTGCGGGTGAGTCACCCGAACTCGCAAGAGATGCAAAGATTGAGGTGGAAAATCAAAGGAAGTTGCGACCACTGCTCGAAGAGCAGAGGAAACTCAAAGATCGCATCTTCGAGCAAGAGTCGCACACCTCGAACCTGCAGCAGCAAAACAACCCCATTATTGCAGGTGCAGCAGAGAAGGCACTAAAGACACTTAGAGATGAGTATGCGGCAAGAGAGGCAGTGATCCAACAGATGAAGGCTCAGACGAAAGAGCAGATCAAACAGAACGAGGCGAGGGACACTGCAGAGATCAACGCCATTGATCTCAAGTACAAAGAGGAAAAAGCCAAGGAGGCAACCGATGCAGCGGCAAAGGCAGCAAAGTCAAAGCGCGACGCAGATATCAAGGCACTGCAGCAGACTGGCAAGGCACGCGAGGAGGCGATCGCAGCGCAGATCGCTGCGCTGGAGAAACAATCGCCAGCCGCACGCGCCGCCTCGATCGGCGCACTCACGCAACAGTTCGCAGGGAACATGGGCGGCAACATCCAGACCGCGCTCGGGACATTCCGAGGCGGCGGCGCAGCGGTCGCCGAGCGAGCGTTCCAAGAGGCGAAGGCGCAGACTGAGAAGCAGGAGAAGATCGTGCGACTGCAGGAGGAGATGAAGCGGCTGCACGAGGAGACGAACCGCAAACTTGACGCGATGAAGGGAGCCGCCTGATGCCGACGGTCATCGAACTGCAATCGAGCAGGCAGTACAACCACAACAAGGGCAAGCCCACGGCGACCCGCGAGTTCATCGTCATCGACGCAGCGAACGAGAGCGAGGTGCTCGCGCTGTTTGGCAGCACGCTCCCGCAGCAGAACGAGTCCTATCCAAATACCAGTGCGTTCATCTATGACCTTGTGGCTCGTGACTTCTCGATTCAGAAGGTGCCCGAGCACCCGCAGGCGTTCCGCATCTCGTTCACCTACGAGCCGGAGGGCAACATTGTCCCGGCGAATGTCAACCCGTGGACGAACGACAAGGAACCCGGCGAGGTCGGATATCGAACCGCGCAGGCGAGCAGCCGTGCAGAGTTGGTCGATCTCTGGCGCAGCGTGCCATACTCGACGATCAACACATACGAGGCACAGGGCAGCATGGACAGCGACACCGACATCGGCGGAACCGCGCTGGATCAGCGCGGCATCCCGGTCTCGTGTCTTGAAGTGAAGCAGGAGATCAGCATCACGGTCGTCGATCAGGAACTCCCGCGTGCATCAGACATCCAAGACGCGCTCGGCAAACGGAACCTCGTGCGATTCCTCGGATACGACGACGGGCATGTTCTCTTCACAGGCTTCGACGGTTCGATACAACCCGAGACGGGCAACACACAGTGCACCTTCAAGTTCTTGTTCTCATCGTTCGCGCATCTCGTGCAAGTGCCGAAGCGATCATCCCTCGGTGATGTCGTGACGGAGAACGATTCGACGAGCGCGTATTATGGCAAAGCGTTCAAGGTCTATCTGCAGCAGCCGTTTCGGTTCACTTACGACTTCAACTCTCTCTCGCCGCACTTCTCAGGACTCTAAACATGGCTGACGAAATCTCACTCGCGCTCACTTGTGACATCACGAAAGACAACCTCAAACTCTTCTTCCGACCGGGCACAATCACGCCCGATCTCGGAAGCACGGTGAACGATGCAGGCGTGCGAACCTGTAGCACTTCATTCGCCGCACTCGCGACGACGGGTGGGGCAGCGACGAACGGGTACATCTTCATGCGGAACCTCAGCACGGGCGCAACGGCGACCAACGATGTCATCGACATCGCGCACACTTCAGCAACAAGTCAAGCATTTTGCAGATTGGGTCCGGGCGAGATCGCGTGCTTCCGAGGTGCGACTGCTCTGGCGGTGACCAACATTGCGATCCGCGTGCAGAACACCGCTGCTGCATCGACTGGCGCACTGCACTATCTGATCCTGTCGCCGTGAGCCTTCCCCGTTTCATCACGGGGCGATACGGCAAGATCACGGCGGCTCACCTCAACGATACATTCGAGGCAGTCGAGCGTGTGCGCGGCACACCGCTCGCACAGCCAAAGGTGGTCCCGCGTGTCGGGACGATCCTCGCACGAATCCGCGACCTGACGACGGACGCAGTGCAGGGAGTCGCGCAGGGCACAACCGTCGGCACAAGCGGCGCGACGGCGCGACAATGTTGGCTGTACGACTGGGAGGAGGTCGGCTTCGGGGTCGGCGATTGGGAAGCCACGCCCGGCACGGGTAGCACGATGAGCCAGACAGGACCCGAGCAGGTCGCAGGTGGCGTGCAAGGCGAACTGGTTGGCGACGCGACCTATGTTCCGTGCGTGGACTTCTCGCCGCAGCCGAGGCTGATTTCGGGCGACCTTGTGCTGCTGCGCCCGATGCAGGTGCGGCTCGGCAGCAAGTATGTCTCGATGCTCGCGCTCGTGCTGCTTGAGCCGACGACATTCCTCGCACGGCTTACATCGAAGGAGTCTGTCGATGGCGTGTACCGATTCGTCGGCGTGACCGCGCAGGTGACGCAGATGCTCGGTTCGTCCAGTGTCCGTCCTGCCGTGAACCTGTACGAGATCAATGCGCTACGCTCGCGCTCGTCCTCGTACGCGAGCGTGCTCGCGCTGACCGAGGCGGCGACGACCACGACCTTCTCGGGCAGTAATGACTGGGGGCACGGACAAAGCCTGACGGGTGCAGGCGCGACCGTCACGAAGGGCACGCTGCCCGTGGGTGGCACTGGCACGGGTACGATCGTCGTCATGCACCGAGCGGTCATCGAGTACGACACAGGCACTCCACGAGCAGCGGATACCGCGTACTTCTGCTTCTACGCCGTGCCACCCGTCAGCGCAGCATGTGACGCATGAGCATCATTCCCGCACTGCTCTCGCAAGGCTGCTGCTGTGCCGAACCTGAGCCGGGCGGTGCGACTGGTCGCATCATGTCGAAGTTTGGGCTGATCACCGAATGCAATGTCGGCATACAGCCCACGCCGAATGACGAACTCGGCTGCGTGATGCAGTCGAGCAACTGGCAGCAGGTCACGCTCTGCGACCCGCTGACACCTGATGACGAATCGCTCTGGCTTGGCACGGCGGCACACGAGCGGGCGGCGATCGTCGTGCCGTACTCGCTGGCATCGAGCGAAGCATTGAGCGGATCGAATCACGAGCCAAATCACTGGATATGGTGGACGAAGAACAGGTGTCTCGAACTCGACCTGTACTACCCCGGCGCGAACGCCTGCTGCTGCTCGGGCGGCGAGGCGACTTATTCACTGTTCTTCGAGTCGGTCCCTCCGGCGGATGGAGGCACGACCCTGCAGCGATGCGGCGAGGACGATCAAGGCGGTCGCTGCATCGACGGCGCGTTCGCCGAGGACTTCGATGCGTGCTATCTCGCAGGTGACACGAACCCCGAGCCGCTTGTGGGGACATACGAGCAGCAGTTCCTCGGACCGTTGTACTGGTGGTCATTCAACCCGTACTACCCCGCTGCGACTATTGAGGAGCAGTACGAGGCACACGGCACATACGGCGCGGTGTGCAATACCACGATCCAAGATCGCAGCAATCAGGGACTCTCCACCTATCAGGTGAGGACGGCGAAGTACCGCTCGCCAGACATCTGGGAGATACTGAACTTCAACGATGGCAAAGCGATCGGGGTGATGGTGAACTCGCCGAGCAGCGTCTTGCGCCGGGGTCGAGTCTCGTACTACGAGCGGCACGAAGCGATCGACGCTTACAACGCTCGAAGCACCGCACCCTTCTACATCGACGATCCAACCGACTGGGACGCGCAAGGAGCGCACGGGCTGTTCCGCTACTTCTTCGCTTTCGCGGCGGAGGAGTTCTCGTATGTGAAGGGCGATGTGCCGACGACGCAGTTCTTGTCGCAGGGCAACAACGCCTCGCTCATGTCAAAGGCTCTGCCGTCGTACTTCCATCAGATCGCGGACGCGGTCCCGATCTTCTCGTTCCAGACCAACTACATGACCTGCACGGGCGCAGTCGGCGGCGGTTCGGACAATCTGACATACGCGCTCGCGGAGATCGACCACAGCGAGCATGGGAACTACACCTCGCCGCAGCAGACACAGAAGCCTGAAGACCTCGATCCGACGCTCGAAGGCTGGCAGGATCAGTGCATGGCGGTCGATGCGGCACTGCGAACAGCGGAGGCAGAGGACATGCTCGCCTGCAAGGATTGGCGCGAGGAAATCTGGGACGACTTGCAGACGCTTTCGGTGTTCCGCACATCGCACGACTCGGCGTGGACGCAGATGGCTGCGCTCGAACTGGAGTACACGACGGCGCAGGCACTCAAGCCAGTCGGACCTGCGCGTGTGCGCGGCGACTACTTCGACATGCGGCGCATCGACCCCGTGACGAAACTCGTGGACACGACCACGAGACCGCCGTCACTCGCTCGGTGTCAGGACGATTCGACGGGCATGGGATCGGAGTACGCGGACGACAGCGACAGCGGCGCGGTCACGCTCCAAGTGCACAAGGACATCTACAACCTTGTTGTGGCTCCGAGCGGCTTCTACGAGACGGCGACGGCAGCGACGACGATCGTAGTCGGCGAGCAGTACAAGATCGCGTCGATCGGCACGACAGACTTCACGACGGCAGGCGCATCGAGCAATGCGGTCGGCGTGATCTTCACGGCGACGGCAACGCCGACAGGCACGGGCACGGTGCAGCGGTTCGATGACGAGGCGTACTTCGCGTGGCAGCGTCTCACGCAGTCGGTCTACTTCCGCACGAAGCCGATCGGATGGGACACGAGCGCACTCTTTCAAGACGGAACGAGCGTCGCGCTCGACTGTCGGTTCCGATGGCTGACCAATCGCGGCAGCGCGTTCTACCCCGAGGATTCGAGCACGGTCATCGCATCGCTCGGCACGAACGACGACCCACTCTCACTGCAGCCGCAGTGGTGCACGAACGGGTCGCCGCAGGACAGCACCTCGTACTCGTACGGTGGCTTGTGCGTGCAGGCGGCGTGCGATGATCTCGGATCGAGCGTCGCGTACTCGTGGAACAGCAGCATCCTCGTCGCTCGGTTCGCTCGCTCGCACTTCTACACGGGCGGCTCGCAGCCTGTGTGTCGAGGCTACGAGACACCTGTCCAAACCACGGGCGACTGCTGCGCCATCACAACGCAGACCAATACGAGCGACACACTTGTCGAGTGCCCGTTCGAGGACTCGAATATCTGCTTCGCTCGGTTCACGAATCGACCGTATGAGTGGAACGACGGCGCGGTGCCGTTTCGCATGGAGCCGACCGCACTGAACCTCGTGGATCGTGCTGCGATCTGCTGCGAGTACCCGCACCCGCTGCAGAGGGTGTGCGATGTGAACAACAGCGAGACGAAGACGGGCAACGATCAGACTGTCGATGACTGGGTCGATGATCCAGACAACTACCCCGAGGGATGCGAAGACGACAACTGCCAAGAGACGACTCTGAATAGGTGCAATAGTGGGACGCTGTGTGCGCGAGCCTCGACGACACTGTCGCCGGGCTTGGGTGGCACAGGCGAGTACCACTGCGGCGCGGTCGAGTCGGTGATCGACGCGCCTGCAGAGCCTGTCGCATTCAAGCCCGGCTCGCAGTATTACGACGACCCGTTCAACCCCGGATGGGCGACGAAGCCCGCATGCAGCGAGACCTACAAACTCAACGGCTTTGTCGGTGCGACCGAGCAGACCGCAGGCGGTGCGGTTCGCCGCTACCCCGTCGGGCACGCGCAGGAGGAGAGCGTGCTCGGCACGCCGTTCATCATGCAAGCGTTCTCAAGTACTCCCAAACTCCAGTCGAGCGAGTGCTGCTCGATCGACGATCGCAGCGATCAGCGCATGGGGCTTGTCGCCAGCGGCGACAACATCCAGAAGTACCACTGGCTCTCCTTCCCTGCGATCTCGATCACGACGGGTCCGTGATGCTCGGCAGAGAGAACATCAACCACCGCTTCATCGTGAAAGCGATCGCGTACACGCAGGCTGAACTCTCGCGGCTGTTCTGCAAGATCGCCCCAGACGCGATCGAGGCGCGGCGGAACATCTGCCGATCGTGCGAGTTCCTCGACCGAGGCAACGCGCAGCCACCGCAGATCGGGTACTGCACGGGGTGCGGCTGTCCGATGTGGCGGCGGAGCGAGTTGAGCATCAAGACGACCGCACCGCTCGCCGCCTGCCCGAAGAAGAAGTGGAGCACCTACGAGTTGCGAGTGGACGGCAAGCGCGTAGGATGAGGCTGTCTCTCTCACTCTGACGCCCTGCCGTCCCAAGCGGCAGGGCGTTTCATTATCAGCCGCGAGATGCGAAATCGCCGTGGATGCCATTAGAAGCCTCGGTTCGGCGGAGGTCTGGAGATACCACCCGACCCCTACGGACGCGCTACAGGGCATCTGCGGCGGTCTGTTTTCGGCGGCAGCCCCGAACAGATGCCAAACATGGCAGGCGGCGTGGGGTGTTGTCGGGAACTCTTGAGAATCTTTGTGGGTCCTGGCGCACGCTCGCCGATTGTGGTGTATGATCGTCCCGTCCTCGCCGCGTGGCGAGGGACGATCGAGAGACCCAAACAGGAGAGACACATGAACGACGAAGTCACCATCACCCTTCGCAAGTCTGAACTGCGAGACATCATCGTCTCGCTGACCGCGATGTACGACCAGTCTGCGATGAGTTTCGAGGAGATGCAGCATCGCTTCCCGATCCTCGCAAACGGGTACGACCGACTCTGCCATCAGGCGCAGCGAGCAGGCGTTCCGACCAACAGCGACGAGAGCATCGACTGACCGACCAAACCCCAAACAGGAGAGACACATGACGAGAATCAAGACACGATCCAAATTTACTCGCAGGGTAATGGCATACATCAAGTATCGGGAGCACATTGACAGCCGAGACTTTGACAGAGCATTGTCAATCGCTCTGACATGGGCGATGACAGATAATTCGTCGCAGAATCGACTCATCTGGAACTTGTATGCCGATGATGCATTCAAACTGTTGAAGGCGCAAGGCGAAGGAGGTGCAGCGTGAACGACGCACTGACCGAAGCGACAACGCAAGCCCAGCACAGCATTCAGTTCGCGGTGCGAGACCTGCGCGGCACACTGGCAAACGCGAGCGCACTGGAGAGCATCGTGCTGATGCAACTGATCGACAAGGCGGCGGCACTGAACGCTGAACTCAACGCCTTTGCTACCGCTCGCGAGATGGACTGCCCGACAGGAGGTGCAGCGTGAACGATCTGAAGCACCAATCGCGCATGTTCATTCAGGACATATACGGTACGGGTCCGCGCACGGTCGGACACCCGTCCCACGACGATCGACCGCGCACGCCGAAACAAATCATCGGGGACATCGCGTGGCGATACCTGTCAATCGTTGACAGCGAAGACCTCGATCCTTGCTCGCCTGTTTCGTTCATCGTCGGCGACCTCGATGCCGCGCTCCACGCCGCATTCCACGCAGGTCGTTTGTTTGCGAAGGAGAACCCATGACACTCATCGTCGGAGCGGCTACCCTGCTGCTCCTCATCGTTGCCGCTACTGTCTGCACCGCAGACATCGACGGCGTGACCGACCGCACCTATTCAAGGAGAGACTCATGACAGATTCATTGTTTCCAAAGACAGAGAACGCAATCCTGAAGGCTGCCATCGCACTCGTGGCGACGGCGAGATCGCATTCGCATATCCGTGCGAAGTCTGATCCTCAGCCGTGGAAGAGCACGAAGCAGATGATGCAGAGATACAAACTGACCAAAGAGGACTTCAAGATTCGGGGCATGAACACACTGCTTGCCGACGGAAGTATGGTGTCGGTCGGTGGGATGACACTCGAACACAGGGCGGTCAAGCGTGACGGCAAAGAGCGGTTCAGACACTTCTGGCGTGAGGCTGGTGGTGCGCCGTCGGCAGGCACTGCATCCGAGTTCATCTCGGAGGCTTGCAAGATGGCACTGCAGATGGACGGAGGTATGCCATGAGACACAGCGATTCGATTGCACAACTCGCAGCCGCGCTCGCAAAGGCGCAGGCGAAGATTCAGCCAGCCGTGAAGGACAGGGTGAACCCGCACTTCAGGTCGCACTACGCGACGCTCGAAGCGATCGTCGAAGCGTGCCGGGAGGCACTGGCGGCGAACGACCTCGCGGTGCTGCAACTCCCGTGCGACGATCCGAACTGCGAGCGCGTCGCGCTCCGCACGATGATCGTGCACAAGAGCGGCGAGTTCATCGAGGAGGCGGTCAGCGCACGCCTCGTCAAGCAAGACCCGCAGGGACTGGGGAGCGCACTCACCTATCTCCGCAGGTACGCCCTGGCGGCGATTGTGGGCGTGACGGCGACTGAGGATGACGACGGGAACGCAGCGAGCGCACCGCAGCAGGTGCAGCGCGTTCAGCCGAGCGCACCACCTCCGACCGCTGCACCGCGCATCACACCGACGATCGTCGGCGAGACGCAGGTCTTCACTGGCACGCTCGCGTATGTGAAGAGCGATCAAGGGACGAGCAAGGCGGGCAAGCAGTACACGAAGACGAGAGTCGGGTGGACTGCTGACAGCGGAGAGAAGGTGTGGGCGACGACCTTCTCGGAGACCGACGGCGCGTTCGCCAACCGTGCGAAGACGCAGGGCATCCCCGTGCGCGTGACCTACCGCACAGGCGAGCGTGGGGTCGATGTCATTTCGATCGACACCGCCGAGCAGGTGAGCGCAGTCGAGGCGATGGGAGGTGAGGATGCCATTCCATTCTGATTTGGCGAAACTCGCTCGGGATGCGGCTCGCATTTTCGAGGCTTCCGAGGTCGTTGTCGCGTGCGCGACTGTCGAGGCTGCGATGGTTGGGGACGAGCCCCCCAACCGTCGCGGCAAGTCGGCGAACTCGAAGATGCAGAGTCGCATGATCTCCGCGATCATCACGCTGTCGGATTGCACCGTCGCGCAGGCTGGGGAGATATTCGGACTCGACGAGATGCAAGCGCAGAGCCGCCGGCGGTGGTTCCTCGATGACTGCACCGAGGAGTACCGTCGCGCCTATCTCGCGCAGGTGCAGATGAAACTCGAACAGGAGCGTGGAACATGAACTTCCCGAAAATCGACCACGCGGCACTGATGCACATCTTGTTCTCAGGCAAGCCTGCACAGAGGCAAATCCTGCTCGACATCGAGGAGCGCATTCGGGAACTGCAGCGCGACCGCGACGAACTGATCGCGGAGCGCGTCGAGAGCGACCACTACCAGTGCGGCGAGTTCCGCGATCTGACGGCGGTCGAGGACAAATGGAGATACCTCGATTCGTGGCTCAGCGACTACGCTCGTCCGTTATCCTGCGCGACATGGTTCGACTGGTATCAGCGGCGCGATGATGAGGAAAACGCGAAGCGCGACGAGGACTGAAACACCGCCGCCGCAGGTGCGTGGACTCCTGCGGCGGCGTGATCGAGAGCATCCACGAAGAGAGGCATGGACGCGACGCATGGCAAGCATACCCGAAAGCAAAGCACCGTGGCTCAAACTATGGGTGCGCGACTTCGTTGCCAGCACTCACGCGATGACCGCCGCGCAGGTCGGAGCGCATCTTCGCATGATGCTCGAAGCGTGGGAGCGCGGGAGCGTGCCTGCCGATCCGACCGCGCTGAAGCGCATCACGGGTGAGATCGACGAGCGCGAGATGCGCGAGGTACTCGATCGGTGGCAGCGCGAGGGCGACCGCCTGACGAATCGACGGCTCGAACAGGAGCGTGCCGACATCACCGAACTGCACGAGCGCAGGAGCGAGGCGGGTAGGCGCAACAGCCTGCGCCGATGGCACCCCGATGCCATTGGCAATGCCAATGGGATGCCAGTCGCATTGCCAGTCGGAATGCTAAGTACAGAAGAGCAGAAGAGCAGAAGAGCAGAAGGGCAAAGTGCAGAAGGTCAAAGTGCAGAACACGATCAGCACGGAGCGTTGGCTGCGCCACCTGCTCGTGCTCGTGGTGGGGTCGTCTTTGACTATGCAACGGGGCGGTTGGACGGCATCACCGACTCGCACCGAGAGCGGTGGGCAGCCGCGTACCCGGCGGTCGAGATCGAGCAGCAGGTCGCGGCGGCGGCAGCGTGGCTCGCAGCCAACCCGAAGCAGCGAAAAAAAAATGTCGAGCGGTTCCTGACGAACTGGCTCGCAAGGCAACAGGAACGCGGCGGCTCGCGGCAGCACCGTGTATCCTCGATCTCGCCGCGCACGATCGACGAGGTGCCAGAGCACCTTCGGTTCTAGGAAACGACATGAGAGACGACATCACATGGGAAGACAACGAGCAGCGCATCCGCGAACTGCACCCGACCGCGATGTACCCGCCTGCGCTCAAAGCACTGATCAAGCAGCAACTGTCGAAACTCAATCAGCAGTGGCTCCGCGAGGCACTCGACGAGGTCAAGTGCAAGTTCGCATCGCACCAGCCCGAGTTGAAGTGGTGGCTGCAGGCGTACGAGCGCATCGAGGCGCGATGGTTCAAGACGCAGCCAGCCGTGCAGACCG